TTACTCGCCTTTCAGTTCCTTCACTTCAGCTTTTAGCCTGGTAACTTCGCGCAGAAGCTTTTGAACAACTGGCACCAGATACGCGGCCCCGATCTCGCCGGGATCGATTATTTTCCCGTCTGGAACCTCTTCACCATCGACAAATAGCGGTGACGTCTGCACCAGTTCTGCATCAAGCGCCTCGACGTTTTGCGCACTGTAACCAACACGGATTTGATCAGGTGTCCACTTGTACGCGTAACGGATAGGTCGTAACCCGTCAATGAATGCGACGGCCTCATCCTCGCCAATTTCTCGCACAATGTTTTTCACACGCTCGTCACACGCTACAGGTGTAATATTCCCATTTGCGGTGCTTATTACGCTCCCGCCCTGCAAAAAATACCAGTACGAGCCAAACGACCCAGAATCGAATGTTGCGATAAAGGGGCCGCAAGACGCCGCGGCTCCACTACCATTCATATATGCGCCAAAAGTCGCATTCATCGTCCAGGATGCAGTGCCGTATGGAACCGAAATACCACGAGAAACGAAGCTCGTTCCCGTCGTGTTAGTTGCTTTCTTAAAGATAATCCCGCTTTGCGGGGTCCCCGCTGCCGTTCCTAATAGCGGCTCTAGCCCCGTCATTTTGGTGATGTCAGAGTTAGCCCCAGCTAATGCAAGTTGACCCGACGTCGCCGGTAGTTTCCATTCTTTAAGACCGCCCTGCCCTAATTGGCTAAGGACTGTTTCCGTGTCATTTCCGATAGTGCATCGCGTAGTGAGCGCGCTTACAGAATGCTCGGACCCATCGACCTTGTAAACAGAACGAACCGCACCACCGGCAACCCTTACACCCACAGCCGGAATGGTGTCATCCTCGTTAATAACGCTCCAAGACGTATTCGCCGCCGTGAATCCGCCGGACGCGCGAACAAGCCAGACGCCGAAAAAGGTGTTCGGGCGCACGCCCTCGTAACGACCATAAATTGGGTTGTTGTCTGACGCCCTAAACCGCACCATTCTTTCTACTTTTGCGGTCGTGTTAATAACGTCTACGGTCCCGACTGAAGCCCCATTCGGCCCGTATGAGAAAGCACCAGCCGGGTTATATACGCCACCAGAATCGGATATATTCCCCTGACGAATAAAGAACTGTCCTTCGATATTAGGTAGACCGTTAGGTCGCATTAGCTGTTCTGCCGAACCGCTGCCCGATGACGGGTACATCTGAGCATATGAATCACCGACAGCGCCGCCGACACCGTTTTTGATAATACCGTTCTTATCTGGTACGCGGAAAGTCGTCGAACCGTCCCCCATTGAGTAGAAACCTCGACTATTCGGGTCACCTAACCAAGCGGCATCGTCTATAGGTCCGTGCATCTGCGCGTGCGCCCATAGTTCGGGCCAGTCCGCGCGATTTAAAAGTTGCCCGTCCTGCGCCACGGCCCACGGCGGGATGAAGGCACGTGACTGCCAGAAAATATTTTCGCCTACGCCGAAGTTTTGCACCCCGTTCATAGTTGGCCCTGTGCCACCTCCGCCGCTTACGTAGTTTTCAACCCAACGTTGCGTAGTTGCGTCGTATGGTCCAACCGGGTCGCCAGCCAACGGTGTAGCACCGATCGGGCGTACGTTCAACCAGGCGGCGGCACGGTCCGCCAGGTCGGACAGGTTAAGAGATTTAACGAGTGCCTCAACAGGGTTGTGTGATGCTGCTTCTTCTGCTGATTTTCTCGATTTCTCCGAATAGTGAAACGACGAATATTCGTTACTTGTTACCGGGCTATCCTCCGGATTAAGCGCATATTTACGAGCCAGTTCCTTATAGCCTTCGGCATTCGTTTCGCTCTGGGCAGCATCATCGGCTGAGCCCTGCGCGCCAGTTGCAGCAGTTGACGCAGTCTGCGCATCAGTTGATACCTGCTGAGCAGTGTCAACGACCGTGTTTTTATCGGCTTCAACCTGCTGCGCATCCTGGTTGATTTGTGCAGCAAGCTGATTGAGGTAATCAACATCAAGTGTGCTCAGCGTTTCTGCAATACTCTTCCAGGATGGTCCTGAAAACGATGTTCCATCAGGCAGAAAGACCGTAATATTTCCGTCCGCACTGAATACAGCCTGCCAGTTTTGCTTGTCGTAGTTCAGCCCACGCAATGCCTCGGTGCTCTGCACCACCAGCGCCGCCGTAACCTGGTTCTGTGTGGCACGTGGTACTGCATTCCACGCAGAACCTTGTTGTGTCGGTCCGGGGTATTTGCTGATGAGGGTGATTTCAGTATCACCTTCAACGGACTTAACCGGCAGCGTATAAGTAACACCACCAACAATAACGACAACGAAATCACCTGCGGTCAGTTCCGTGGAAAATGAGGTGCCTGCCCCGGAGACCAAATCTGAGTTATTGGTCAGGGTTAATGTTCCTGCTGACATATTATTTCCTCAATACATGGGGGGAAGGACAAGGATCGGCATTGCGATGTTCTGGTTAAAATTATTGTTAAACCCCTGGTTGTAATAATTACCAACAACCCGACTAAGCCCGGCGCGGATATTATTCCCTGACCGAATCATTCCCTTAAAGCGCACATTATCGTAGTCACCAATCTTGCGGCTATTTGACCCGACAAAACATAATTGCGTAAAGCTGGTTCCGACTGTCTGGTTACTGTCGGACACGGTAAGAAGGCGTTCATAAATAAACGGTCGCTTGAGTGTGGAAAATGTCACCTGCCCCGCTGAGTTGGTCATGGTGATACCGTCACCCCCAACCGGAGCGGTATTATTGAATATTACCAGGTCTAATGTAACGCTCCCTGTAACGTCATCAGACCCGGTGTAATTAGTATCCCGCACAATAATATTGGTGCCGTCGAATCCTACTGATACACCTCCGTTATCCCAGCGGGCGAAGGGAATACCGCTAACAGGAAGGGCGCGAGACCCATTCACAACCCACTGCCCAACCCAGGCGCATGTCATTAATTTAGCGTTGTTCGATATAGCGGTGAAATCGGTAGCGTCAGCCACCAGCAGGCCGGTGTTGTAAGTTCCAGCGGGCAATATCTCAAGAACAGTGCCGCGCCAGTCATAAGGGGTAAGATTGTAGCCGAACTGCGTCCCGCCATTGATGGTAACGCCGGTATTGCCATTACGCACAATGGACGCCATCGATACGGGCACGTTTACTTCGACCTGGTTGTCAATGATGTATTGCATCTCGGCGGGCACCGTAGGGACGACGATAACCTGTGATCCCGCCGTTAGCGGAGTGTTTATTGTCATTTGATTACCGTCCGTACCGCGCCCGGCAAAGTTCGTGCAAAAAGACGGGGCACGAAGCCCCGCTGTAATCGCCATCACTGGCCTGCCATCGTTATAATCAATCAGAATACCTTCTGGCATAATTCACCTACCATTTACCGACAACAACTCGCCCACCGCCAGACAGATTGACAGTAATTCCATTGCCGTTAATAACGACCGTATTATTCACACCGTTAAATGCAAACTGGCCGCTGGTCGCATAGTGGCCTGCGTCAATGCTGGGTATGACTGCTGTAATTCAGTAACCAAGTCTTCAAGAAGCAAATCGACGCCACGGGTACGTGCCAAGCAGCATTTGTTATAGAGGTAGTTATCTACGATACGTTCAACGTCCATGAATCCTCCGTTAATTTGTATCGGTATGCTGCCACCCCTTACGCTCTTTCGCCAGTTTATCCGCCAGCCCTTGATTGAAAATGCTTCTGTCGTCGTTCAGGATGTCCAGAACGTCCATCTGGTCGATCTCAACTAAGCGCCAAAGAACATAATCTGCATCAATACCCACATCTTCGTTGCGCTTCGTTTTGAGTTCGGCGATTCTGTTATGGATGTCAACTTTTGACAGCAGTCTGGCGGCTATGCGGTTCGCGGTCTTGACGCTGTACCCCTCCCGAATAGCCGCTTGCGTGGCGTTTAAATCGATGAGGTACTCGCGACAGAACATATCTTGTTTGTCGGTGAGTGCCATTTATTATCCAATTATTAAGGTGCTATATGAACGAGCTTACTGTTGGCGATGTGATTTCAAGCCTTAAAGACTACCGTGAATATCTCGAAAGAAAAGCAGCAGATTTCAAGCAGGAGATTCAAGATCACTGGCAGGAGAGTCGACATTTGCAAACTCAGTTCCTGATTGAAACCAAAGAGAATAACGAAATCTCCTTTAGCATTCCTGCATTGAATTTTAGATGTGTGTCTACTTGTAGAATTGTCTTTCTAGAGAAGCTCCCTGTTGCGGAAGTTCGGTTCTCAAGTGAAGTTGATGAAAAGACATTAGATATCGAGACATACTATTTGGATACTCATGGTCACTTGCATGTAGGTTTGCCTGGCACTAATAAACCAATAGATTTTGAGTTTGAAAGTATCGGAGCGATATTTTTAGGATCAATTGTTAAATCGGCTTCAGCGAACAAACTGATTTCTTTATGATGCAAGTGTCTTGGGGTTTGGGTTATACCCGCACCCCATCATTCTCGATTCTCAATCAGCCTATTGCTCTGAAAGCTAAATAAAAAAACGCATAGCTCAGGAGCATGAATACTGTAAACCAACCCAGCAAGCCTACTCGATGGCCTCCCAGTCCGGTTTTGCCATAGCTGTTATCCCTTGTTAATTTCTTCTGATGCTGAGTTAATGATGTTCATGCGAAACCACTCTGGAGATGAAATTTGAAATTCTTCACTATTGCTTTGCTCACACTTCTACTCAGCAGTTGTGTCGTGGGTGTCTCAGGGTCGGGCGGAAGCTCAGGAGTAGGAGGGGTTGCTGTTGGAACAGGAATCGGCTTTTAACATCATCAAGTCCACCCGCAGATGAACTTTGTAATGGGTAAAAAAAGGCCGCTCAGTGGCTGCCTCACCTGCACGCGCTTCACATCGGCCGGAGCAAAGACAGCCACTCGCCTGTTTGGGTTGTTAGCGTGATTCGGTTAATACCGAACATTGAGAGTCTCTTTATCCGCTTGTGGGGATATCATGGGATTTATCCGCAGTAGGGGATAAAGCCATTACGATGAATCTACCCATGGTGATGACAACAAAAAAACCGCCCGGAGGCGGTTCATCCGAAAACTAAAAATCACTTTGCTAAAGCTGCTTGAATAGCGTCTGCGAGTACACCAATTTTTTCAGCTGTGTTTTTTAAATCTTCTTCTACTTTATCCGTTCTTGTATTAGCGCTACTAGCTCCAGCAGAAGCCTTTGCAATTTCAAGTGCAGCTTGAACTGCAAGGAGGCGCTGCTTATCTTCTCTGTTAACACCAGCGCTTCCAAAATAGTTATCTAACATCACAACCTCCTTTTAATTAAATGGAAGTTTTAGATTACTACTTCGAAACTACTTCTCAATAATCTGCGGTAATTTTTACTTAGCAGATCGCATATCTTCAACTTTTCGGATCCCAGCCTTATCCATATTGCACTGCCCTAGCGCCGTATAGAGCTGAGCGTTTAACTCCAGACTTGCCTGCCACGTGAACGGAACTACCATTCCTGGGATCGGCGTGTCTGCTGTCAGATCAACGCTTATCGGCACCGCTGGTGCTGGAACGTAAACTGTCTGCGTATTCCCGCAGGCTGTCAGCAGCGGCAGAAGGAACAGGCTGGTTAGCGCATGGATCGCCTTCAAGCACCTGTCTGATGTAAACAATGCGCGTCTCGCCCTTTTGAGCCAGTTCGTTCTTTTCATTCTGGGTAGCCTGAGAGATGTCACGGATGAAGTTCATCGTGGTGATCACGTTGTTAGTTATCGCCTCTGATGTCTCGGCCCGAATCGTCGCTTTATCGCGCTGGTCTTTGTAGGTGATGGCATTGTCGCGGTAGTGGTTCAAGAAGAACGCCAGCACACCGATTAACGCAATCACCATCAACTGCTGCCAGTAACGCTTTGCCAGCGCGCCAATCACGACAGGAACAGAGCGCGCTCCGCCTCACGCCGACGTGTCAGCCCATTCAATACCTTGCCGCCAGCCTTATTCCAGCGCAGAAACTCATCAGCAGCGCCTTTGATGTCGCCAGCGTTCAGCTTCTTCAACAGCGTGGATGTTGATAGTGCACGCGAGCCGATGTTGTAAGCGAACGATACCAGCGCATCAAACTGGCCTTGTGTCAGTTTCACTCTGACCAGCTTCAGTATGTCGTTTTCATAGCTCACCAGCCCCGTTTTTAGCAGTCGGTCAGCAGTGTCCTGGTCAATCGTCATTCCTGGCTTTACTGGTTTGCCGTCTACCGGGTGAGTCCAGCCATAGCCTATCGTCCATGGCGCACCACCCGTCCCCGGGTCTGGATAGGCGGTCAGGCGACAACCTTCAAACTGCTTTATCAGCGAAACGCCGTTATGGCTGGTTTGCATCGTCAACTCCCACCTTTTTGGCTGCAAATTTTTTAATAAGATTTCCGATCGAATCAGTGCCGATGTATCCAATAAAGACGCTGGCAATGTATGCGAGGTTGCTACTCAATCCGGAGAAGTCGAGCAGGTCACGAATAAACCAGGCGATCATCGCGCACATCAGCGCATCAATTAGCGTCTTCATCTTGGCGCCACCGTTATAGCGACCACGCAGGTACGCCATAATAAAAGCCAGCATTGCACCAATACCCTGTTCCCTGACGGCAAGTAGCGCAGCAACGAAATCTTGTTTGTATGGCATTTTCATAGGCCTCACCTCCGATAGTTCGGATGGCATTATCTGGTGGGATGTTAAAACTGCACTGATAAAGTCCTTAATTGGTGCAATTGCACCTCTGGAGTGCAATCGTCCTCACAACCAAACAATAATCAATTGATTTTATTAACTTTAAAAATGGCTGATTTATTGCTTGAAGAATATAACCAAACTGAGGAAGAGGGATGAAAGATGACAAATACACTTTTTTACCACTTACAATACTGGTTTTACCTTGCAGTTCTAATGTTCTTGTTTCAGGTCATATTCAATTAAGTGACTATTTAATCAGCTTCTGTCATGGTATGAAATCAGGCTTCACAGACTGCGATTTATCAACAAAGCACGTAGCGGATGATTCCCCTGAGTCTGAATATGAAAAAGGCTGCCATTAGGCAGCCTTAACTTAATGAACAGTACTGATTAATATCGCTTGATTGTATTGTTCGGAGTTCTTTCAGACCAGTCAGGTCGCTCGCCAGCCATAATGGCACGCTGTTGAGATGGCGTAACAGACTGGGTTATTTCAGGCATTGACCTATAGACCGTTTTCGCAGGCGGGTTAAAAACAACATCCGAACTACAGCCTGAGAGCAGGAAAGTTACAAACGTAAATGATTTAGAATCAATCACTTTAACCCCTTCCGATGGGATGAAATTTAAACAACGGTAGTGCCCCTCATTCTAAAGAGATGGATCTGCAGAGTTACGCGAGTAAATGGATTCAACAAAAAGGATACCAGCTATACACTACTGATTATCACGGCGAAAAAGTGACCATTCCTCAATGCGTTCACCAGATGGCAAGTTGCAGTAGCCCACTTCACCATTTGTTTCTTTAACAATATCGAGTTTTCCACCTTTTTTGACGCAATAGACTGAGGCAGGGTTAGCCAAACCTACAGACGGTGGTTGTTTTGATTGAGAAGAGCAACCTGCGACAAGAATGACTGAGGCTATAATTACAACTTTTTTCATGGCATCTCCTTTTAACAAAAGGATGCTAGCTGAACAGGTTGCAAAAAGCAAAAAACCGCTGAAGTGAACATGATGAATTTGTTTAAGACAGCTCCGGACCGCAAGTCTCGCATCGCATATTGCGTCAAAGAGGATCTTGACCTGATGTCCATCAGGTCAGGAGGATACGCCACAAAAACACCATCCCCTCCCGACAGTCTCTGAATAAAAAACTGACATAGTTATGCGCAATCCCCCAAGCCAGTGTCTACAGGTGTATCATGAGTAAACAAAATGTGAGCGATAAGGAGATAATATGCTTTTTCAGGAGGTTGTATCATCCAAAATAAAATCTATAGGTTACTATCCGTCAGAGAAAATACTCGAGATAGTGTTTATTGCTTCTGGCACCTACCAGTACGTTGGCGTTTCAGCAAAAACTCACAAAGCTTTTCTGGAAGCTAAATCCAAAGGCCGCTTCTTTGGTGGCGTGATCAAAGATAAATATCTTTGCCGCAAAATTGGGTGAATCCGTATTAAGTGCCGCTATAGATTGCGGCATGCCCCGACTCCAAAAAGCAAAAACCCCGCCGAGGCGAGGTCTAAATATCTTTAACGTGGGTAAAATATCCCATCATTGAAATCAGGTTAGCCATTTTCCGCCACAATTACAAGCACTGATGTCACATTTTGCGCATCACTTGTGGATGAACGACGCAGCCTCATAAGCTGGTTGTTGTTCTGTGATGAGCGCGTCAGCTTCTTTGGTGACAGCATCAAGCAATATTGTGTTTTCTGCTAAGTCCTTAGTTTTCTCTTCGAGCGTTAGTGTGAATAACGGATGATGCTCAGATCGATATATGACTGCAGTTGATAGCTCGATAGTTGCGTCAGACTTAAGCACCATGTTGTCAACATTGAGATCCTTGTTTTTATCTTTAGATTTCCCAGAATTAATTAAATCAATTTGCTCCTGAAATTTCTCTCTCACTTCTTCTTGGTACCCATTCACGCCGACTTCGTTAGTCAGCACCCAGTCATCGGTGAATTTTTCATCCTTGAATTTTACCTTGATGGTAATAACATTTTTTTCCTGGTAGACGTTACCCAGCTTCACTGCACCGTTTTCAAGTTCAATAATGTGCTCATCTTTCAGCTTGATGGTATCAGATACAATCAGCGCAGAGACTATTAAACAGGCACCAACGAAAAAGCCGCTAATTCCTAATATTTTCATACATAATCCTTTGCAATGGAATTATATTATTTACTAAATAATTCATAACCTTACATTATCAATAATCTTACATTTACGAATTAACGCAAGACAAATTATCTGGTCACCCATTGCAGCACCTTTTCTGCAAACGATTCTTCAATATGGCAATACTCCACCAGCCGATCGAAGAACAGTTTGAAATTTCTGCGCCAGGTTGTTTCGGTTACGCCAAGAGCCTTGAATACTTCTGTATCCTTTAACCTTGGGTAGCCACGACCAGTGCAACGGGGGCATTTTTTAAAAACAGGAAGCCCCTGCAACTCGGATTTTTTCTTATCCAGTACCTCGCCGCGGCCCCGGCACCGGCATTCATTTTTAGTATGCCCCTTTCCGTTACACGCTTTGCAGATCACCCTAACCTGCTCGCGGACGGTTTTCGCTTCCTCCCAGTCTGATGGTGAGATTCCCTTCGTAACCTTTACCCACTTCGGAGGTTTCCCGTCCGGGTATGTCACTTTGTTGGTAAATATCTCAGCATCAATAAATCCGGATCCGGCGCAACTACTGCATGTCACTATGCTAGCAGCGCTTAGCGAATAATCCCGGAAAACATATCCTGCCAGTACCCGCAAGAACTCAGCGCGCTGCTGCTCTGACATTGCCTGCAGAGGCTTATTCCGGCTGGCGCGCTGAATGGCAAGTTCGTTAATGAAGGAAATAATATTATCAGGTTGCAGAACACCGGCTTTTGCCAGGTAAAGCTCTATGCCTATTGCTGATTTTGACGTTGCCAGACCCAACGCGGCCATCACATCAGTGATCGTCAGCGTATCTGCTGAAATACCGCATGGAACGGCGCCGGGCATCATGGATTTAGGCGAAAAATATTTTGGTAAGGAATCAAGCTTCATTTCGATGCTCCCGTTTTGCTTCAATGCGGATATAATTGCGAAGGATGCGGTATGCCACCGGAAAAGATCCCCGGTAGCGATAAATGCGCAGTCGTAACCAGCGCCACCGAAAGGATTCAATAACTTCAGGCTTCATACTGGCACCACCAGCCCGCGTCGGGCGATTTCAATGACTGTAAGGACAATCGCGCGATCCATTAACTGTCTGCGTTCATCCCTGTTTAGCTTGTTTCCGTTATCAATTCTGTCATGACAGCAAACACACAGTGCAGCCGTCGCACAGTCATCCACTTTCAATCCCATTCCCTTGCCTTCATTTCGGTGAGCGACCTGCGTCCCCCACGCCCCACACAGAACGCAATGCTCAATCTGACCAACAGCCGCAAGCCATTTTTTATTTCGATAAATAGCCATCCTTACCTCCATGCCCGGTGTTGCCAACGGCGGCTAGGCCGAGGAGGTTTGTTGACTTCAGGCAGTAGAGCGCTGACAGTCCAGGTGATGTAATCGGAGTTAAGGCTGCGCTCGACTTTAATGCCTCGACGCCGGTATTCCGCCATGAGCTCTTCAGCCTGCTGGGTGGTGCATTGGGTGTAATGGAACCAGGTTTCTCTCATCCCCATCACCCCGCAAAGCTCATAAGCTGGACGGCGGCATTCTCCGCTTCTTCCCGACTGTTGAAAGTGCGGGACAATATCCAGCGCCAGAGCACATCCAGAGCAGATTTATACAGGTCATGGAATTCTGTTTCGTCCATGTTAGCGAAGGCGATACTACGGGGATGTTTACGGAGAGTTCCATCAGGTAACTGGATTGCGTCATAGTGCCCGGCTTCGACGGTCACCCATGCGCGGTAAGCGTCAAAGGATTTGCACAGGCTTATGCCGTTCGTGATACGCCTGCTGGCAATCTGCTCCAGATACTGCTCGGCAGCATCCAACAGAGCGCTTTCATTGCCTCCATATGAGGCAAGGAATTTGGCATAACCGTTAACGAGTTTGCGTTCATTCGAAGAAATAGCGCCGCCAGTTGGTTCCCAGTATTCAAAACCGAGATTCAGGAGCGCAAAAAATCGGCGATGGAATGCAGGATTCCTCACCTGGCGAAACTCAGCCACCAGCACGGCGCCGAGTTTTATTTTTGATTGCAGAATATCGCTGGTCTCCGGCGTTGCGGGGATCAGGATTCCTGAGGACTGCTTGATGAGTTGTAGTTCGTGCGCCATGGTTTTCTCCGTGGCGCAGCAGGTTAACGGCTGTTCAGACCGTTGATTTCATATTATCAGAAGGTGGAGTCACCCGATAGCCGAGACGACGAATAAACTGCTCAAAGCCATTGGGAGTAAAAACTTCTTCGTCATCCAACAAGGGCCGCATTGAGACCATGCCATTGACGCGATAGATAAGATGCCTGCCCGATGAAGGAAAGCTATACACCACGCAGCCGTCAGACCTTCTTACAATGTCATACCAGTTGTCTTCTGACGTTTGCAAAGCTGAATCACTCACATTCTGTTCTCCCTTCGAGCGACGTACAGACGCGATTAAAGATTGTCGGCAGCAGCATCAAAGGGATACGCAAATTGCGGTATTCTGAAAAATGCGCGCCACCATTAAGCGCAATGTTAGTAAAACCAGTCGTCAGCGCTTTCCCGTATCTCCTGCAGAATATTTTCGACTTTTTTTATCATCTTTATTTCCACAGAAAACGCTCAAGCCATCAGAATCAGTATGACGGATTATCAGACTGCAATCCTCATACTGATGACTAAGGCGTTTGAACAGATCTCTCTCCAGTGCTGATAGCGCTCCTCTCAGAAGTTATTTAGCGCGATCAATAGTTAATTCAACTTTCATAATAGACCCCACCAGATTCACTGTATTTTTATACAGTATACCTATGAAAGAAAATGATCAACGGTTTAAGAGCACAAATTGTTAATTATGTGTCAGGATAGAAAATGAAAAACCGGCGTAGTGGTTTGAATTGAATAGTGTTTTTTGACAGAGATTTCTTTTGGTTGGCAAAGCTCCGGCAAATTCGCGTGCACAAGCACCTCAACAAACGGCTGCGAGCTCCCATTTTACGCTAAGTAGTAGTCCATCCATCAAATTGGCTATGCACGAATAGTTTCTGGGGAGATAGATTATGGAAAACCAATTTACTTGAAGGGGGGGTTGGTAATGTCAGGGTATCAAATGAATAACTATTTAGCTTTCGTCTGTCATTTTTTTGTAAAACAACCATTCATCCCAGACATTTTCAGGGTCGATGTCAGGATATCCTCTTTCTTTCACCATATCCCTGGCGACCTCAATTGGAACTCTGATTGCAGCAGCAGAATCGCGTATTGACTCAACCTCTTTTCGGGTTAACTCCCGGCCGGCATCTCTTTCTTTCATTACCAGAACTGCAACCAAGGCAGGGATGAACACAATAGTCATTTTTTGTTGGTATCCAATTTTCGACGGGATTCAATCATATGAACATAGAACGCGTGAAACTCTTCGTCCTGACTAACGACCATCTCCGGAGGCAGTGACTTTCGCTCCTTATCCCATTGAGCAAGTACGTCCTGACATTTTTCATATGCCTCATCAACGATTTCAATAGCTGGCCTGTCGGTGTTGATATACGGGATTGTATTTTTGTTGAGGCATACAGCAATTGGAGACCCATAACTGTATTCTTCCCCCAAAACTGGGGTAGCAAAAACGATAATAGCCAGTGTTATCCATTTCATTTCTTATTCGCATCTTCCATTTCAATGTAACGCGGATCGCTACTCTTCAGCAGCGTCACGCTGATCTCCCTATAATGCCTCAAGCGCTCCAGAAAGTAATCTCTCAGATGTTCAGACTGCTCACGCATTACCTGTTCAGCTATAACCGGCATGTTCAGGCGCTCTTTGTACGCCACGCCAGATGCGGCAAGGTCAACGTTAACCTTGTCGCGTTCTTCCTGACTCTTTGCTGCGATATTATGACTCAGCATGATGAATCCCCCCTCGATGCTATAAAGGGATTATACATTACATCACCATTTCTTTCGGCTGGTGCAGTTCCAGCTAATTAGCACGCACCAGAGCTTCGGTGAAGAGCGGCGAAACCACTTTACCGCAACAGGCTACCAACTAGCCTTTCGCATACTTCACACTACGGAAGTCCTGGTCAATAATATACTGCTCCGATAAACGCTGGAGCAGTACATAGAGTTATCAAGGCAAAACATAAGTAGCGCTTTTACTGCCATGCAAAAATGTCATTAAAAAGTTAGATTTATTTTACCCCAGAAGGTTCTGCCGGATTCATTAACTGATGTGTTTGCTGAATAACCGAAACTGCTGTTTCCAGCAAGATTCAGGTGTTCGCTGTACGTTTTGTCAAACAAGTTATCAACGCCGGCGCTAATTTTAACGTACTTATTAACTTTGTATGCAGCATTCGCCGAAAACACAGCAAAACCAGGACTACTATTAAAATCTTTACCAACGACGTTGCCTTCGTTAATAGCAACACGGTTCTGGCTGCTAACAAGACGCAAAAGGCCAGTACTGCTCCAGTCGCCCTGTTCCCAGGTCAGCCCCAGACGGGCTTCAAGCGGTGGCGTCTGCGGTAAAGGCTGATGGTTAGATGTATTTTCCCCCCAGGAATAAGCAAGGCTGGCATCCGTTTTCCATGAGTCTGACCATTTATACGCAATACCTGCCTCCCCCCCCATAATGGTTGCATTGACGTTATCAACCTGGCTGATAGATGTATTATCAGGATCATAGCGGAACAGAATAAAATCATTAACACGACCAATATAAGCGGATACCCAAGTGTTTATACGTTCACCGTTGTACTGAGCGCCTATATCAATCTGAGTTGTTTTTTCCGTTTTGAGTTTATCGAAGGCATCACCTGAACCTCCAGGCCCATAAGTCGGCGAAAAAAGCTCCCAGTAATCGGGGAAACGCTCCGTGTAGCCTATTCCTGCATAAAACATAACCGGTATGTCAGCTATATTATGTTCGAAGCGAACAAAACCGGCCGGTAACGTATCAGTCCGTTTTGCTGAACCCACATCAGTGTAATTATCAACCAGAACGCGATCGAGACGTGCGCCCCCCTTCACCTTGTTCTGCTCAGTTACACTCCAGGTCAGTTCGCTGAAAAGACCGTAATCGTGGAAACGGGCGTCTTTATTCCAGCGATCATCAATTTTATTACGGTGTGTACTAAGTTGTGTATCCGCGCCACTGCGAAGCTCAAAATCTGAGAAAAGGAAGGTTCCCATCATTCTTCCACCAACAGTGCGACGGTCAACCTCCATCGCCATTGGCATACTCATATTCATCGAAGAGTCTGAGTCCATTGAGGAACCCATAGCATCTCCCATCTCATCACCTGACATCCCCTCCGACATACTACTGCCCGGAGAGCGCAGGGAATAGTTATCCATAATATGATCTGCATAGTTGTAATATACATTTGCCTCAAACTTATCGAATACCTCGCCAATACCGGATTTTTCAAAGCGCATTCCTAAGCTTTCCCTCTTAAACTGCGAACCATCCATACCGCGACCAGCATAGCGTGCTTCACCATCGCCTTTACCTGCAGTAAGCTCGAGAAGTGTGTCTTTGTCGGGTGTCCAGCCTATAGCCATATCGCCATTCCACTTATCCCATCTGGAGGGCACGCGGTCTCCATTTCCATCCTTGTAGTCATCCGAACGTGACTTATTGCCAATGAGGCGAAGATATCCCTCCTCACCGCCCAGACTGACATCAGCATTTTCATCCCAGCGATTGTTTGATGCAGCAAGAAGACTGGCAGTACCCTGCACCCCCGCTTTTTCAAAGCGTGGCTGTTCACGATCAAAACGGATAGTTCCCGCCGAGTTTCCAGGCCCCCAGAGCACAGTTTGTGGGCCTTTAATCAGAGTTAATACATCAAAGCTTTCAGGAGAAATATAGGAGCTTGGTGCATCCATGCGTGCTGGACAGGCACCAAGCATTTCACCATTATCAGTCAGAATTCTCAGACGAGAGCCAAACATGCCACGAAAAACAGGATCACCGTTGGTTCCACCGTTACGTATCTGTGAGAACCCAGGAATAGTTTTCAGATAATCCGAGCCGTCGCTTGCCGGAACTGGCTGACGGGGTATTTTGGGCGAGGTAACAATTTCGAGCGGAGTGGAAACTGGCGCAGTTACAATCATCACAGAATCATTCTCTATCTGAGAATGGTCGTGCTTTTCTTCTGCAAAAGTAGTGTCTGACATCAGCGCCATCAGGACAAGAGAAGCAACTGGCGTACGTACAAAATAGTGGGTTTTCATAAAGTACCTTACTGTTTTTCAGGCGTAACAAAATCTGCCCTTAATAAATGAGCATGAAGTTACTGACTTACTGTTTTGTTGTTTAAAACGAAGACTGAAATACAGCAGGCGGAGCACGGGCACGCTGAGGTGCCCAGGGTTGAAAGAGCGTGACGCAGTTAAGCGGAATTAATGAGAAGCGAAGAACAAAAAGCAGGAGTAACCACAACAAAAATACAAGCGCAAACTGGATAAACGGCAGTTGCACAAGTAACTGACAATATCCGCAGGCAATCTCTTCCATCGGAGACATTGCCTTACCAGACATCATCTGCTGATCCATCAGCGAAGACGGTTCACAGACCGCAGACATCGCCATGTCATGGTGTATCCCTGACATGGTCCCTGGCATAGCATGCGTGATGTGCTGGCAACCTGTCCGGTGGGCTATCGTTCTGGAGATGGCCGGTGCAACGAACAGCATGGCGACAGCAATCAGCGCCAGCCATGCGGCTATGTGATTAGTTCGTATGCGCCCTTGCAAAATGTTTCCAGCTATTAATTTATCTGCCGAAAGTGTATCTGATTTAATCTTTGAGTGTTACAAAAAAACTGAATAGGAACGATAAGTATTCTTATTATCTTGAAGGTGTAGAATTATGTGCTCTTAGAGTGGAAGAACAAGAATCACTTTCGAAATATTTGCAATTACATAGCGAATATTGCTGCCATCACGTTGTATTGAAGCTTAATAGCTAAAACATTATGCTGGCTTCCGCTGGCCCGACGGTTTCAGGAACATCCGCCAGCGGGAGGTTTTCCAGCTCGATAATCCTGTTGATGGCCTATTGCAGTAGCTGCCCCATCACTTGTGCTCCTGCTGTTGATTCGCTTTGATGTGCAGCCGCGGTTCTCCGTCTTTCGGCTCAGGCCACTGGCGCGCCATATTCACCGCCAACTTTTCTTCCATCGCTGCGGTAATTTCCGTATCGCTGATACCGGAGCGGCGTTGGGCGTCACAGAGCAGGAACTGCATGTCTGCCCACTCACTGAGGTCGTCAGGTTCAGTTGCGGCTTCCAGCGCTTCTTTGCTGAGGTGTTTAAGCGGGCCAACCGGGCCAACATTGCCGAACGTCTTTTCTGACCATTCGGCATGGCGCTGACGGATTAGATTGCGTAGTTGGAGTGATGCGTCTTTCTCGTCTGGCAACACAGCCTTATCCTGAAGCAGGGCGGCAGGCAATACGGTTACCATGCTTGTCTCGTCCTTATTGGCTGTTTGTTCCGGGTACGCACCGTGGAAATATAAATCAACTGACACCTTTAATTTCCCAGCAAACACATCAAATCCATTGACACCATCTTTTTGCATGTACTCTGCAACAACCATTGTTAGAAGCTTCAAAGTTGCATCAATATCGTTGCAGTTCAACTTCTCAAGAAATTCCGTAACTAGCTTCTTCTTATCGCTTATATTCATCTCACTCACCCTTACCGATGCCAGCGGCTGTTCTGGCGTAAACAATAACGCCGTCATCAGGACGCTTACGCGGTAGATAAATTCCCGGTCTTGGCCATAAAGCAATGAATCGAGACTCGCTGCGCTCAAGTCTGTAAAATGCCCTTTCGCTCATAACACCAATTGGACGCAACGCCGCTTTCTCAGCCTCCAGCTCTGCTATACGCTTCTTTGCGGCTTCCAGTTGCCCCTGAAGATGTTTGTATGTTGCTATCACGCCTGCACCCTCCGCTCGAAATAGACATACTGGTTAATTGCGCTGAGCGGCATTTCCAGCTTTTCGGCAATATCCCGGCGGCTGACGCCCTCCTGATGTAACTCCCTCGCTAGTTCAACATCATGCTGACGGTACCGGGCTGACTGATGGTGATCACCGCGCAGATACAGCTTGATGCCCTGCGCGCGAGCTTTAGTGCGTACCGCAGCACCAGTTCTGCCAATTAGTCGTCCAATATTTCCTACTGTCATGGTCCCGGCGCACTGCCGAATAATCATGATTTCTGCCCTAACCCACTTACTCATAAGTCCTCCCCACTGAATAAATTCAGCGCACGGCGATGTTTGTTAACTTCCCGAACGGCTACACGGAGTTTCTCCAGTCCGTGCAGGTTGGATTTGACTTTGCGGATCTGGTTGTTGATTTCCCGTAGTGATGGGATCTGCATTGGCTGAGATGGTTTTCTCAGTACAGGGATGCTCTCCAGGAATGTTTCGGTCACTGCGCTGACATGTTCCCGTTCTGTTGATGGTGCCTGTGCAGGAAGCATTGCAACTTTCGGCGTGATCTCAATATCCGGAAGTTCTGCAAACACTGGCTCCGGGATAATTTTCGTTTCGTCAGGAAGTCCCCACTTAACGCCTTTCCCCTGACCGATTTTGTTAATGTATCTGCGCTTTGCCATCAGGCAGAGATTTGACGCTAAGCCTCTTGGATCTCGTCCGACAGCCGACGCCAGCGCTACGGTATCCATGATCCCGTTTTCGGTTAGTAGTGCGACGATGGCCTCAGGTTTGATCGGCTCAGTAACCTCACCGCGCAGCGGTTTTTTTGGGGTGTCGTTTAAAATTTTCGCACGCAGTACAGTCTTCGCTGGCGCTGACCGAATACTTGTTTTTCCGTCAGCACCGCCTGTTACTTCCCATCCACCATCGAAAAAATCACACAATCCCTGTTCACGCTGTTCGCGGAGCATATTCAGCGCTTCAACAGGTTCGATTTCCAGGCGTGCCGCGACTTCACGGTATGTTGCTTTAAACATCTTCTGACCAGGGCTGCTTGAGTACACTCCGGTACAACGGGATGAATCCGGTCTTCTGGTTTTCCATCCGGTTGCTCCTGACGGCGGTACGCGCCGCAAAATCGGCGTAGGCGACATTAGACATAGCTATGCCTCCGTTGCCTGGTGTTTTGAAAAACTCTTTGTCATAATGACCTCGTGATTTCGCCTGGAATTACACTCGAAGACTGGCTGTGTTGGCGCACAACAGTCTTCACCCTTTCAGAACAAACCTTGCCGCTTGCCCCGTTTAGTCCGTTTTGAATCAAACCGATCCGCCGGCAACGTTTGTTGCTCAGCCCATAATTTCGCGTGGCGTAAAACATCATCAAAAATCCTCCCTTTCCTGCTCGCCTGGCTCATGCGCTTGTACATGTCGACAGCCAGAAATGCCCCCCCCTGCGCTACTGCCGCAGTGAAGCCCTGCCGGATTAACTCTTCCCGGACATGCTTTTCGATAAATTCCATATGGTTCATCTGAACACCTCATATGACACCTGGAGCCATAGCAGAGATACCACTCAGAACCTGAACAACGACCTCACCTGGCAACATGTTCAGCAGATGCTCAATCCCTTCCCTGACCTCTTTCACCAGTTGGTGTTGTGGTGCATTCAGCATTACGGCCTGTTTTGCCTCGCTGATTTCCTTCTCCATCGCTGCATAACGCGTCATGAAACAATCCTGTCCGATAAGGCGCCCACGAAATTCCAGCGGCAAAACAGCCAAGATTGCCGGAGTCAGCTGGCGGACGTTCTCGCGGTATCTTTCACTGTTGAAATGGTTATCCAGAAAGCGGAAAAGCTTCTGACGCTGTCGGCTGAGGTCATCAGGGAAAGTGATCTCGTCTCCCCCTTGCGCCTGGTACTCTTCGACGATCAGAGCAGAAACGACATCCTGACCATCTACACCCGCCCACGCACGAACGGCATCGCGGATCTGGTCATGTTTATCTATGTAAACGGCAAAAAATCCAACGGTTACAGCGAGTGGAGTGAAGATCCCCGCGCTACCCGCCATGAAAAAGAACCATCCCGTGAAGAGACTGATAGACAACTCGCAGCCCAACGCGGCGGATTTGTTGAAGGTATCAGCGACCCGAACGACCCGAAGTGGGTGAAGACTGAATCAAGCCCTCAGACCGAGCAACCTGAGCTGGTAAAAAAAGTTGCAGACGGCATTTTCGACGTGTCCGCCTTAATGCAGAACTCTTCGACTCATGGCACTAAAAAGGATCCGGAGACCACCAGTGATGTGCAGGTTCAAGAAACTGACGGTGATGAAAAACAGGCTGGTGATGCGCTGTACGCAGGCGAAAGTAATCTGGGGAATGGTGAAGAAGCAGATGCCGGAGAGCAGGCCATTCTGAACCAGAGTCAGGCTGAAACGCACCAAAATGACGACTCAGTAAACCATTCTGAACCAGAAGCGCAACAAAATGCGACGGAAACGCAACAGGATGAACCAGCACCGGAGTGGCCGTCATACTTCGAGCCTGGCCGTTATGAAGGCGTGCCGAACGACGTTTATCACTCCGCGAATGGTATCAGTTCAACGATGGTGAAAGACGCACGAGTGAGCCTGATGTATTACGACGGGCGCCACGTATCTAAAACCATAAAGAAAGAACGCTCCAAAGTTCTGGATATGGGAAATCTGGTGCATGCGCTGGCGTTACAGCCTGAAATTCTGGATGAAGAGTTCAGCATTGAACCGGTTATCCCGGAAGGCGCTCTCACGACGACAGCAACCATCCGCGCAGTTATCGACGACTACAACAATGATCTGCCGGTGCAGCTCAGCGCAGACGATATTAAAAGGTTCCTGGAGGAATACAACGCCACCCTGCCACAGCCAGTTCCTTTAGGTGATGATGTTACCCAGACTGGCGAAAGCTACATGTCGTTACCACCTTTATTCCAGCGTGTGGAGGAAGGCCAAAAAGTTACAGCAGCCAAAATGAAGGCATGCATCAGGGAATACAACGCCACCCTGCCGGCGCAAATGAAAACCAGCGGTAGCCGCGACACGCTACTGGAGCAACTGGCAATCATCAATCCTGATCTCGTTGCGCAGGAAGCACAGAAACCTCAACCGTTGAAAGTATCTGGCACCAAAGCGGATCTAATTCAGTCAGTGAAATCCGTCAAACCTGACACAGTGTTCGCCGACGAGCTGCTTGACGCATGGCGCGAAAACCCAGGCGATAAAATCCTGGTTACCCGTCAGCAGTACGCTACCGCGCTGGCTATCCTGTCTGCGCTCTACACCCACCCTGAAGCTGGCAAGTTACTGCAAAATCCAACACGTGCCGTTGAAGTCAGCTATTTCGGCATTGATGACGACACCGGGCTTGAAATCCGTGTTCGCCCGGATGTTGAACTCGAGTACGAAGGTCTGCGTATCGGCTTCGACCTGAAAACAATCAGCATGTGGGATGTGAAGGAAGATGCCCTGAAATCACGGCTTCACCGCGAAATAACCATGCGCGATTACCACCTCAGCGCCGGTATGTACTGCAACGTAGAAGGTATCGGCATCATTATCAAAGCGCGCCTGAAAGGTGAGGATCAACCGCGAGAACTCGACCTGTTGCTTGCTCAGGCACGCGTTCGTAATTCCACTCTCTGGGCTGACGATCCGCGCCAGCAACTTGCTTACCTCGCAGTGAAGCGTTGGGCGCGCCTTTTCTGTCCTGACGTCATTCTTGGCGTCTATACGCCAGACGAACTCGATGAGCGGGAAGAGAAGATTATTAACCCCGCCCAGAGCACCCAAAGCATCACCATGCAGGATATTAATGCCGATAACCAGCAGACCACCAGTACGCAGGAAGCTGATGTAAACATCGATGATACGGCAGAGAAATTCCGTGCGCGCATTGATTCGGCTGAGACGCTGGAAGATGCAACCGCTGTGGGAAACGATATCAATACGGCAAAACCTGCATTAGGTACGGCACTGTTCACTGAGTTGAAAAATAAAGCTACCCGCCGTTATCACCTGGTTAAGCATCGCGCCATGCTTGATGAAGCAATCAACGATCTGCCACAGCCTGACACACCAGATGCTGCAACATGCTTTGAAATGGTCGAGAAAAAACTCTCCGCAGCGAAACGGCATCTTGGCGACGAGTTGCACGATAAGTACCGCATAACTCTTGACGACATGAAACCGGAATACATCGGCTAATTGAATAGGGAGGGGTAACGCCTTCCCTCACAGGGGGTTTTATGCGCCTTATCAATCGCAGTAAACAATCACCATTGGGCCGCCGGGCATGTGATGCAGCACTGGCAAAGCATGTTGAACGATACGGTGACTATGGTCGCAGCGACAGGAAGGAAACATACACAGTGAACGTGGACGGCGTGAAGATCTGGGTAGAAGTTGTCAACCGCCATAAGAGCTATGTAGCTACCGCTATGACAGGCATGCGCCGGCTAAGAACTCTGCCCGGTCGATTTAACTGATAACGAATTATCAATGTCAAAACACCGGCGCATCTATACTGGCGCCGGTTACCTGAGGTGAACCATGTCACAGGTAATTTTTAACGAAGAGTGGGTTGTTGAGTCCAGACTGACCGAAAAAACAGGTCTTACTGAAGGACAGATTAAAAATTATCGCCTTAAGCTATGGATTGAAGGTATTCACTTCAAGCGCCTTACTGCGCTTGGACAGACTGACAATTCCAAAGGTCTGCTTTGGTACAACTACCCGAAGATTAATCAGTTAGTTCAGGATGCTTAATGAAATACCCGACTGGCGTTGAACTGCATAATGGGAAAATCAGAATCACATTTACCTATCGCGGCATCCGGTGCCGCGAAGTTCTTCGTGGCTGGGTTGTTAACAGCAGCAATGTTAAGAAAGCAGGAAATCTGCGCGCGGCAATTGTAAGCGAAATACAACTTGGGAAGTTCGACTATCCAGCACGCTTTCCTGAATCAAAAGCACTTAATAAATTTTCCTCCACAAAACGGCTCACTACGTTCAAAGAACTGAGCGATTTTTTTACGGACACAAAGGCGCTGGAGGTGTCGGGCGCTACATTGCAATCCATCACATCTGTAGTTAACACCCTAAAACGCGTTGTGGGTGAGAACACGCATCTGGTTGATATTCAGCATGCCGATATTCTGAATTACCGTAAAGAACTGCTAACAGGGGGAGTGATTAATCCAGCTATGCCAAATCTCATCAAACAAGGTAGATCCCCTTCAACAGTCAATAAACAAATGGCTGTTTTATCAGAAATGCTGAAGCTTGCGAACAGAAGTCAGTTTATATTACATGCACCCTATGAGGGGGTATCGAGGCTAAAGCTCTCTAAAGCAGATCCCGATCCACTTTTGCTTCATGAGTATCAGGCGCTGATTGCATCACTTCCACGCAAACTTGCCTTGATCATTATTGTCGCTGTGCATACGGGGATGAGGCCTGGAGAGATTTGTGCGCTGGCATGGGAGGATATTGACCTGAAAAAAGGTGAGATTCATGTATCCAGAAGCCTGACGAACAAACGGTTGTTTGTTCCGCCCAAAACAGATGCCGGGATAAGAACGATCACATTACTGAAACCCGCTCTTGATGCTCTGCTGGAGCAGTACGAAATCACCGGAAGCGGACCTAAACAGGAAATTCAGTTTCATCATCGTGAGATCGGGAAAACCGAGCAACAAAAGCTTCGCTTTGTTTTTATCCCTGGAGAGAGCTCATATACAAAGGAAGGTTTTTTTTCTAAATATTCGATTTCCTATGGCTGGAAACGAGGTACTAAACTTTCTGGTATCCGGGAGAGAAATGCCTATCAGTCACGGCATACTTACGCTTGCTGGACACTGATGGCTGGAGCGAACCCTTCATTCATTGCCAGCCAGATGGGGCATGAAGATGCACGCATGGTCTACGAGGTTTATTCGAAGTGGATTGGTGACATGAACCAGGATCAGGTCAGTATTCTGAATAATCAGATGCCAACGGCATTGCCCCCAGGACGCCCCCAAGGGCGCGGCAGAATGAAAAAAATCATTTAATTTCATTGCGCTGGTTTCAACTTTCATAATCAGCGTTAAACTATTCATACCGTAAATAAAGTGAGAAAAAATGATGCGTGTACTGGTTGTTGAGGATAATGCGTTATTACGTCACCACCTGAAGGTTCAGCTTCAGGATGCCGGACATCAGGTTGACGATGCTGAAGATGCCAAAGAGGCCGACTATTACCTTAACGAACACCTGCCGGACATTGCTATCGTCGATTTAGGTCTCCCGGATGAAGATGGACTTTCACTGATCCGCCGCTGGCGGAGCAATGACGTTTCCCTCCCGGTTCTCGTCCTGACCGCCCGTGAAAGCTGGCAGGACAAAGTGGAAGTGCTGAGCGCGGGCGCAGATGACTACGTCACTAAGCCATTCCATATTGAAGAAGTCGCCGCGCGGATGCAGGCGCTGATGCGCCGTAACAGCGGTCATGCTTCGCAAATTATCTCTATTCCGCCATTCCAGGTTGATCTCTCACGTCGCGAACTTTCGGTTAATGATGAGGTGATCAAACTGACCGCGTTTGAGTACACCATCATGGAAACGCTGATCCGCAATAATGGCAAAGTGGTCAGCAAAGATTCGCTGATGTTGCAGTTGTATCCGGACGCTGAGTTGCGTGAAAGCCACACCATCGATGTGCTGATGGGTCGCCTGCGTAAAAAAATACAGGCGCAGTATCCGGACGACGTCATTACCACCGTGCGGGGTCAGGGATATCTTTTCGAACTGCGCTGA